CAGCAGTTGCGAATGATTTTCAAGACGGTGAACAAGGTAGATGACAAGTTAGATAAACATTTAGACGATCACGCAGAAGGATTAACAAATGGGAAAACTGTTAGACGAAATTAAAACAACACCAAAACATACAGGTGGTGTTAAATCTAAAATAGATTTGATTTTAGAAAAGTTGAATACTGAGGACAGAGCCGATCTTTTAGAAGCGATAAACGATCACACTATTAGCGTCACTGTTATCACACGGGTGTTACGAGGTAAAGGTTTCGATATTCAACGCTCGGCAGTTCAACGCTACAGAGGGCTGTCGAATGAGCCTTAAAGATGAGATTAGTCATGAGGCTGTTGTTGAAACCGATTTGGTTCGGTTGCGTAGGCAACGAGACAGTTTCGCTAATCAGAATGCACGACTGATCGAACAACTTGAGCAGGTTGAAAAATGTTTATCTATCGTTGAGCACGCCGAAGGGGTAAGTATTTCGCCTCCGTCTTGGCTTGCACCAGCGAAACCTAAACGGTCGGCAGCAACATTGGTGGTGATGTTAAGCGACACCCATTTTGATGAGGTAGTGAATTTGCAAGAGATGGAAGGTTTGAATTGTTACAACCGTGAGATCGCTGTGATGAGGTTAGAGAAGTGGGCGCAGAATGTTGTCAAACTTTCACGCCACTATCTGTCAGGTGTCACCTATGACGGTGTAGTTGTGATTCTTGGTGGCGACATTTTTACGGGCGATATTCACGAGGAACTTGCTTTGACGAATGAGGACACGATGATCGGGTCATTGTTGTTTTGGAGTGAACAGGTTGCTGCTGCGATACAACTATTGACTGACGAGTTCAAGAAATGTTATGTGGTGAGCGTGGTCGGTAATCACGGGCGCACAACACGCAAACCTCGTATGAAGCAACGGGTGAAAACCAATTTTGATTATCTGTTAGCGAAAATGGTTGAACGACATTTCAGATCAGATAAACGGGTGTCATTCGATATCCCTGAATCGGCTGACGCACTTATAAAGATTTATGATCACGGGCATTTGGTTACTCACGGCGATCAAGTTTCAGGTGGTGGTGGCATCGGCGGTATCTATCCACCGATTATGCGAATGCGAGCAAGGAAGCAGGCACGATATTTAGCAACAGGCAAATCGTTTCAAACACTTTGGCTAGGTCACTGGCATCAATACATTTCTACGCCCTCAATGATAGTTAATGGCAGTTTGAAAGGAGCCGATGAATACTCCCTCTTGATGGGTTTTTCTCACGAGCCACCTCAACAAGCGTTAGCGATTGTTACACCTGAAAGAAACATTACGATTCAAGCACCTGTGTTTTGTTTAGATCGCAAGAAAGAAGGTTGGTGATGGGTTCGGTTGTGTATGTGAAGTGGCACGATGCTCACGCTGTCGCACCGTCTTGGGTTGCGCTTGATGACATTGTTGATGAGCCTGCGGTTGTTGAATCTGTCGGTTGGCTTGTGCCTAATTCGATATCGGGGCATATCGTGTTGGCGCAGTCTGTTCTCGGTGATGAGGGCGATCATATTTTGGCTATCCCTGTTGGTATGGTTCGAGAGATGAAAACTTTGTTTTCTGATTTGCTACCATAAAAAGTTGTGCGAGGCGTTCTCCTTCTCCGCCTGCGCATACGGGTTGAGCAGACCAGCCTTTCGGGGCTGGTTCTGTTCCCCGTGTTTTGACGCAAAAAAATCTTTAGAAATCTTTTTAAGCTTTATTTTTATAGGGTTTTACGAGTTAGTTTTGAGTGTTTTGGTTTTTTGCTGGTTTGACAATCTGATAGAATTGACTTATCGGGCAAACAACCGATTAGTTCAAGAGGAGGACTTATGAAAATCAGATTAGGCAAAACATTTCTTGAGGAAGTCAAGATTCGTAGTGGTGGTCGCCAAGACGAACGGTCAGAAGTTTTGACAGCCGTGCTGCTAAAAGGTTCATCAACCAAAACAGGTATCACAGTCGAAGTTACAGATCACGAACTAAATCATTTGATTGACGAATGCGAATGGTATGTGTATAACAACTCACCTGAGGATTCGGGCGATGATCGCAAAAACTTTAATAACCTTCGCAACCAACTGAAATCATTAAAGAAAGTTCAAGAGAAAGGGAACTAGAGATGACAAGCAAATGGAATGGAATGAGAATTGACCTGAGTGGCAAGAAAGCCAAGATTACACCGCCACCCATAAAACAAAAAAAAGAAATGCAAATTGAGGTCGGCGACTTCTTTTTAGTCACGACTAAGAACGGCGCACAGTATGACGGACAGGTTATTAACTTGACCGAAACTACTTTGACGATTGAACATTGGAACGAAGTTAAAGATCGGTTAGATGAAACCGATTTGCAACTAAACGACATCACGATGCTTGAAGGCTTTAACGATTCGCAAACAACTCTGTGACACCCTTAGGTAATAATCAGATCAACATAAACAAACAAAGAAAGAAGGAAAGAGATGGAACGAATACCGAAACCGAAACACGGAAGCAAAGAATGGCTGCTGACTAGATGGCGAGATGATCTGGGCAGGTGTGTGTTCGGGGCTTCCGATATCCCTGCGCTGATGAATGCCTCACCATACAAGTCGAGGGCAGAATTGTTCGCAGACAAACTGAACGAGCCTCAAGAGCAAACAGAAACGGCGATCTTTAGACGGGGCAACCTGTTAGAGAAACCGTTGCTTGAAGCAGCATCACACGAATTAGGGCTTGGGATTTTTACACCTAACACTATTTATCGTGATGGCAGATTATCTGTCTCGCTTGATGGTGTAGATAACACGATTCAACCTGAGATAGTTGTTGAGGCAAAGACAACAACACGCTATTCAATTTATGACGAGAACGATTTGCCGATTGAATGGTTGTGGCAGGGTTGGGCGCAGCAAGCGGTTTTGGATTGCCCTGTTTGGTTCAGTGTTCTTGACCGTGATCTAAAGATCAGTGTCGTTGAGTTGCCTAAGAACGAAATTGCGATTGACAGTCTGCGCCTAGAGGCAGAGGTGTTTGGTGAGTGGGTAGATAACAACACGCCACCACTTGACGAGATCAACAACTTTAGCGCAGACGATATTGCCCGTATTTGGAAAGTCACACCTACGATGTTGGAACTTGATGTGACAGCAGCGCAGTTAGTAATCGATTTAGAGAAAGCACGGGCTGCCTCGAAAGAGGCGACCGATGCTGAGGCACGAATCAAAGATGCGTTAGCACAAATGTTGTTAGGGCACGAGATCGGTATGTTTAACGGTCAAAAGATTTTGTCGTGGCAACAGCAAGCAGGCAAAACGGTTTTGGATACGGCACGACTTCGAGCCGATCACCCTGAGTTAGTTAAGGAATATGAGAATCAAGGTAATCCCTACCGTGTGATGAGAACACACAGAAAGAAGGTAAGCAAATGAGTAATGAAACAGAATCACTGTTACTTAAAGCAGTGTTAGAGCAATACGCAACACCCGACCCGAAAATTGTCGGCACGATACCACGCAACGGAATCAACCTCGCCTATGTGAGCCACGCAGAAATCACTCGCATACTGATCGAGATTGACCCGATGTGGAACTGGCAGCCTGTCGCTTGGGTTGATGGCAGACCAGCAATACACGAAGCAAACGGCGTAGCAACAATGTGGGGAACACTCACTTTGCTTGGCAAGTCGCTTGTCGGTGTCGGTTCGGTGCGATCAGATAAACCTGATCTTGATAAAGAACTTGTCGGAGACTTTTTGCGGAACGCTGCGATGCGTTTCGGTATTTGTCTTTCGCTTTGGTCGAAACAGGATTGGGAAGCACCACGCAATAATGTAAGCAGCGTCTATACGAGTTACCCGATGAGCCAAGTTGAGGCTGAAAAGAGCAAACAGGCTCACCCTGCGAATGTTCAACCAAAAAACAGCCCTCAGGAAGCGTTGAGTGACGATCAAATACAGCAAGCCTTTACTACACCCACGAAATCCACTGCCAAGATCGGTAGCCTGATTTCGGATAAGCAGAAGGGTTTGGTTTCATCTTTAGGTAAAGAAGTCGCTGACGGTGATATCTCTGCGATATTGAAACAATTGTTTGACAAAACAAACTTGAACACACTTACAACTAAAGAAGGTTCTGATTTGATCAAACATTTGATGGGTATGCGTCAAAAGAAAACTGATGAGCAGCCCTTCTGAGGAATTGCAGATGGCATACGAGTTTTCTATCGGTGTCGTCATTGATTGCGCTCGCAGAGTTGTGGTCTTTGACGGCACAGATAGAAGGTCGCTCGATGATTTGCGTGAAGCATTGTTTAAGTTCGGTGAGGTGAACGATTTGATTACACAGTTTTATAAGGGTGCTTTATGAGCCGACGTCATTGGACTGATGACGCTTTATGTAAAGGTAAGCCGACTTCAATTTTCTTTCCACAGTATTCGCCGCACGATAACCGTTGGCAGATGGCACGGGATATTTGTGCTGGTTGTACGGTGAAAGAGGAGTGTTTGGCTGTGGTGCTTCGATTAGAGGACACTGATGATCGTTGGGGTATGTTTGGTGGTTTCACACCTGAGCAGAGGCGTGACATTAGGAAGGAACAGCGAGCGTGAACGCCAAACTTTGTGCCTGTATATCGAAACGGGTGATACCTATTAAACCGTTCTGTGACGAGAAAGACGACGACGATGAGTGACGAGCGCAAAGGTGAATGTCAAGGCAACCGTGATAAATGCAATCTGAAAGATTGCCCAAAGTTTGGCACACTTGGCAGACCTGCACGAGACGGCAACAGGCGAGTCAAAGGCTGTTCTGACCCGACAGCACGAGGCAAACGCTCACGCATAAAAGGTTTAAGCAAACAGCGCACGGCTCGAAAGCGTCTAGGCGTAGCACCCTCACACAAGTTTGGTGACGGCAACGAGGAACGATGGCAAGATGTTCTGTTCGCTAACGAGGTTAAAGCAGGCAAACAGATCGGGGCAGCGGTAACAGCGTGGCTGCGTATAGAGGCTCAGGTGCGCTCTAACGAGGCTGATTACGGCTCTAGGCGTAAACCTACACGGGCGATTTTGATGCCTGACGATTGGGGTAGTGAAGGGCTTGTGATGATTCGCTTAAGCACTTGGGAAGAGTTAGTGCGACCTGCGATGCACGAATACTATGAAGGAGGACAATGATGGGCAAAGTTTTTAGCCAAGAACATTACGAGCAAGATGATTGGGCGAAATATCAGATCATTGAATGGTTAGAGGGCAAAGGCTATAAAGCGTGGGTAAACCCTGATCAGTTTGGAATAGATATTTTGGCGACACGCTGGGGCAGACAGTTCGCTTTCGAGGTAGAGGTTAAACATAATTGGCGTGGCAAATACTTCCCGTATGAGCAGATACATTTTTCGGCACGCAAAAAGAAGTTCGTTGCCCTAGATGTTGAGACTTGGTTTGTGATGTTGAACCACGAGCGCACAACAGCCCTGCTAGTTGATGGTGAACACATTTTGGCTGCACCAATAGCGAATAAAGACACAAAATATACGCAAAACGAAGCGTTTGTTCAAGTTGATATTCAGTGGGCTATCTTTAGAGACTTATTAGAGGAGGCAGAATGACACCAGCACAGATAGAAGGGTTTATAGATCGAATCTGCGGACTGTTCCCAACTTCGCAGATCGGACGTAACACGGTCAAGAACACTTGGACAGCAGACGATTTTCTGTTACTTCAAGATGTTGATGACGCACGAAAAGTAGTTCCAATGATTATGGAACACCACGACAAGTTCCCGACATTAAAAGAAGTGCATTACGAGTTCAGATTGCTTCGCAAACCAGCGATACAGCAGACGGTTGTTGTTTGCGAGATTTGTGACGGCAACGGCTGGGACACAGGCAGACGATGGAACTTCAACACTAAAGAACTTATTTGCGAAGGGTTCACGAAAACTGTTTTAGATCGCACATACACCTATGTTGTGCCTTGCAAATGTCGGGAGTTTGGCGCAACATAAAACTTTTGAGATATCGAAAACTAGAAACTTCACGCAGACCTAAACCATTCGCACGGTAGTTGGTGACACTCGGTAACGAGGGTAGATCACCCTGTAAGCAATTATGGGGTGAGGCGAACAATAAAAGTTATGGGAATCGCAGTGAGGCAGAGCGATAGGGGGCATTTCATAATCTCTAAAGTTTGCTGAAACTTGGAAACATATATATATGTTCTAAGTCAGCAGCAACGATGCTAAGGTTGAGAGATACGCCGACTGAGGCGAACGATGAGCGCAACCGCCACGATCTGTCGAGGACAGACTAAAAGAAAACAGAAACCTACAACCAAATCCAAGAAGGAGGACAAGGTGAACGGAGTTAATGTGAAAAAGATTATTTGTTTATGTGTTATTAGTTTGATCGGGTTGGCTGGTGTTGCTGACGCTGCGAAAGCACCACAAGAAAAAGGTGGCAAGCAGATGGTTCAGCACCCTTTCGACTTTGTGCCTGAGGTGAAGCGTGATGTTCCGAAGTGGGCTAAGTGTCCTGATCTTTGGAATCGTTTGCGTGACGCTGGCTGGCTTGAAAAAGATGTTGTGAAAGCAGATCAGATCGTTTGGCGTGAATCTCGCTGCATCGCTACGGCACATAACAAGAATGACCCGAACACGGTGCAAGGCGTAAAAGGTTCGCTCGGTTTGTTCCAGATCAATCTCTTTTGGGTGCAGCGCACGACCTACTATCCGAGAGGGTATTTGCAAACGGTTTTAGATCGGGAGTTGATGCCGACAGATTTGTTTGATGTTGATGTCACGATTGCTTCGGCGCAGGCGTTAATCGAATACGACAGGGCGCAAGGTAGATGCGGTTGGTCGGCTTGGTTGGGGTGCTGAAAATCGTCTAAAAATCTGTCAGGTTTTTAAACTATTTTTAGAAATCTTATAAAACCTATATAAACATAGGGTTTTAGGGCATCAGATGATTAGGTGCTTTGCTGTAGGCAGGCTATATTTGACTTATCAGCCAAACAGGTTGAAAGTTCAAGAGGAGGACTTAGAAATGGAACAGTTAAAAACGAATATCCTGAACCTAGTGTCAGGAGAACACGAAAGTGTTTATGGATTAGCAAGCCAAGTGTTTGCAGGAATTGAAAGCGAAGGCATCTCAACAGAAAGCAAAACCGCCAACCTGTTGTTCCAAGCGATCATTCGATACGCAGATGCTCGCAAAGACGCAGATGAGGCTTTGCGCCGAATCATTGGCACAGCAAACTCAGAAAGAACAAGACTTCAAACAAACGGATTTCTCGATCTTGGTTGGGTAAGCACAAACCAATTTGAGCGAAGTGTTAGCGAAATGGAAAAGTTTAAGCACGAAGTTCACACTCTCGCTTATCTTGCAGGGCTTGAAGGCAAACAAATAACAGAACTGTTTGCCAAGATTTGCGAACTAATCGACTTCAACAAATAGCAAGATCGGGTGACTGGCAGGCTTTCAGGTTCAAGCCCTGAACACCCACAAGGCGAAAGCCGATTATCAAACATCAACCAAGAGGAGGAAACAAAATGAATACAAACCAATATCAGCAACGAAGTTTCGACCCGAAAGAACTGTTAAAACAAATCGGCGCACCAACATTCTTGGCAATCTCAGGAGGTCGCATCGAATTGGTTAGAGACAATGAAGGCGAAATAGTCGAACTTGTTTTACCGTGCGGAAAAGGCTACACAGTTGCAATAACGCTTGGTTGGAACGATCTCTATATCGTGCGGAGAGACTTTGGGCGCAAGAACCCAAAAACAAAAGGCGTTCTAAAAGATGTCTATTGCGACCAAATAAGCGAAGTCGCTTATCAAGCGAGCCTGTTCGCAAACAGCAAGTTCGGGCTATCTGACCTGTTCATTGAGCAGGTAGAGCAAGAAAAGCAAGACGATATCCTATTTCAAATGGAGACATACACAAGATGAAAATCACTAAACACTCACTAGATCACATAGAACTAGTCTCGTCAGGCGACACCGCCTTATTCGAGATCAGGCTCGTGGTGGCGATGACCGACTGGTCAGATAACGAAGCAGAAGCAGGGCTAGACGAATTAGGTGCGCTCGGCTGGCTAATGAACCTGCTTCATCTCGCAGCACAAGGCGAGGACATCGAAACAGGCGCACAAGAGTTCTTGAAATCTATGATGACTCTTGATGAGCAACGGGTATATTTGGCGAAGGTAGAGAAAGTTAGTTACAACATTGACGAGATCGGAGACAAATAATGACCCCACAAGCCAAACTAGGTTTCTCGCTTGCTTTCATAGCCTGCCTTCTAATGTTTTTGATATTCCCTAGCGAAACCGAATCTACGCCTGCAGGCTGGGTCGGCTACGGAATCATTATCGGACTGTTGCTCAGCGTAGCAATCAGATCAGCGAGCCTGCTTCAATATCAGGCAAGTTACAAGAGGCGCAAAACATATCGCAGCCGATAGGCTCAAAGTCGTTCCCTGTGGCAATCTGCGCTACGCTTTCTTTCCCCTCTTGAGCGTGTAGCCTCACCTGAAATGGTGACACAGGGAATGTTTATCGAGAAAGCGAAATGTTATGACATTGAAAGATTTACAGAGTGCGGTAGCATTTCTGCGAAGGTTAAGTGTTGGTCAGATGGAAGCAGAGCAGTTGATTGCAACTGTTGAAGCGTTAGAAGCAGAGATTAAGAAACGGAGGCAAAAAAAATGAGCGATAGTTTGAACGCTGAACTTCAGCATTGGCAGGCACGAACAGACGATATGCAGGTTGCTCTTGACCATATGCGAGAGGAACGAGACCTGTTGAAGGTTCAGTTACACACTTTGAGCGAGGTTCACGATAAAGCGGTTCGAGAGTTAGCGATGTATAAGCAGATGGTTGATCGTATGCGTATCGCTATGTCTCAAGGCGCAGAACTATAAAAACTGATGCCGTTGCTGACACAAAACAGCGAACTTAAACCACATCGCATATACAATTTTGCTATACCAGCGTGGTTCGTTCGGCTTGACGGCAAAGTATTCAAAACCTGCCCTAACGCTGGGGCTTGCGCCCAAGTTTGTTACGCAAGAAACGGCACATATCTTTTCTCAAATGTTTTAGCAGCACACACGAAAAACTTGCGGCTAACCCTTGACGAACCTGTTTTGTTTCGTGCGCTAATCAACAAAGAACTTAGCCATAAACGATTTCAGCCGACATACAAGCCACGCCAAATGCCCGAAGGCGCAGAACTAACAGACGATCATTGGCTACAGGCTTGGGTGCGCAACGGTGGCGCAGCAGTTCGCATACACGACTCAGGCGACTTCTACTCAAAACAATATCTGTATCTATGGTTCGCTATCGCATTAGATAACCCTCAAGTGCTGTTCTATGCTTACACAAAAGAAGTAGCGATGCTCAAACAGCACGGCACGAAAGCACCGACCAATTTTAGGTGGCTTTATTCAACAGGAGGGCTACAAGACGATCTAATTGCTGAAGGTGATCGAAAGGCAGATGTATTTCCTGACGAACAAGCCATTACTGATGCTGGTTACACAAGCCAAGACGCAACAGATTTGCTCGCAATCTTGTTGAAAACCAACCTGATAGGCATACCTGCCAACAACATCAAACACTTTAACAAGAAACTGGCTGGCAGAAGGTTCAGCGAACTATGAAAATCAAGTGTCTAAATTGTCAGCACACTTTCGAGCCTGACCCGAAACGAACTGTCGGCTGCCTTTGCGACAGTGACGCACCGACTTGGATTGGTGTAACCTCTGATGGCAAGTTAATTACGATGAGTTATACAAACTATGAAATCATAGAGGATTGAGATGGAACAACGAAAAATAGAATACACAACTGTAGATATAGATTTAATCGAACCGCACCCTAAGAATGTGCGACAAGGCGACATCGGCGCAATCTCAGAATCGTTGAAAACACACGGACAATACAGACCGATAGTGGTAGATCGGCGCACAAATCGTATCCTTGCAGGCAACCACACTTGGAAAGCAGCAAAGAGTCTCGGCTGGACACAAATCAGCGCAGGCTTCATAGAAACCAAAGACGATGACGAAGCCCTACGCATACTGCTTGCAGACAACAGAACAACCGATCTCGCCTCATATGATGATACAGAACTAGCGAACCTTCTTAAACAGTTAGCCGAAACTGATGAAGGGCTATTAGGCACAGCATTCGACGGCGATGCGCTAGATCAACTGTTAATGGATTTAGAACAAGAACCATTTGGACTAGACCTTGATACAAAATATAGTCAAGCAGTCAATGTTCCACAATACGAAATAGTCGGTGACGAACCACAACTATCAGAACTTGTAGACAGAACCAAAGCAACTTCGCTGCGAACCGAAATACTTAAAGCCAACCTGCCAAAGAACCTAGAGGAGTTCCTGCTGTTAGCAGCATCACGACACCTCGTATTCAACTACGGCAAAATCGCAGAGTTCTACCCACACCAAACACCCGAAGTTCAACGCCTAATGGAACAATCAGTGCTAATCATTATTGACGCTGAAGACGCAATAGCAAACGGTTACGCAACTTTCAAACAAACAATAAACGATCTTAGAGATCAGGACATTGACGATGCTGAATAAAGAAAAGTTTGCGATGTTTATCTTGACACACGGCAGACCAAACGATGTAATAACAATGCAAGCCCTGAAAGACAGCAATTACACAGGCAAAACATACATTATTATTGACAACGAAGATAAACAAGGCGATGAATACCGAAAAGTGTTCGGCAAAGAAATGGTCATTGAGTTTGACAAAGCAGCTATCGGTAAAACCTTTGACATAGCAGACACAAGAACAGATCGAAGGGCAACAGTGTTTGCTCGCAACGCATCATTTCAAATTGCTAGAAATCTTGGACTTGATTATCATATGCAACTAGACGATGACTACAAAACTTTTATGTATCGTCTAGTCAAAGACAACGAACTAAAAGGCATAATCATTAAACAACTAGATCAAGTCATAGACGCAATGATTAAGTTCTTAGAGGACACGAACGCCACTACAGTCGCTATGGCACAAGGAGGCGATTACATTGGAGGCGTAAAAGGATTCAATCAAAAGCCTCTAATGCGAAAAGCGATGAACTCGTGGCTATTTAGAACCGAACGACCATTAACATTTATCGGGCGTATGAATGACGATGTAAATACCTATGTGATAAACGGGATACGAGGCGAACTCATATTTACGCCAAACAACCCCTGTTTAACAGTCGCTCAAACACAAGCAGTGGCAGGAGGAATGACCGAAATGTATGTGGAGAATGGAACATACATGAAATCAATGTACACAGTAATGATGGCACCATCTTGCGTAAGCGTGAGATATATGGGGACATCACACCCACGACTACACCACTTAGTTCGCTGGAACAACACCGTGCCAAAGATAATTAACGAACGCTATCGCAAACCAATTAATGTCGATAACTAGACCGTGCCTAAACTGTCGAACCCTCACAAGTAACGCCACACGCTGCACACGATGCCAAACCCTATGGCACCAACAACACCCCAAACCAAACAGACCCCACTACAAAGGCGACTACAAGAAGCGAGCCAAACAGATTAGAGCCAGCGCAGTTGCCTGCTGGATATGTGGCGAAGGCAAGAAACCTAACGACCCATTCACTGCCGATCACTTGATACCAGCAGACCCGAACTCGCCTCTCGCTGCTGCCCATCGCTCGTGCAATTCACGCCGCCAAAACAAACCGATCACATCAAACTGAATTTCGAATCGGACACGCAAAAACAAATGCGATTTTTTCTACAGGGGTGCTAGGGTTACCCCTGTGCCCTCTCCTCCTGCACACTGGCAGCAAAACCAGTTTTTTGCCCGAAGTTCATAGCCTTGAATCTAGCCTGATCTATGGCTTTGGGGCTGGCTAGGGAAAGACTGGGTGGGGGCAGGTTGGCACTGTATACTGGTCTTATCAGTTCAAGAGGAGGACTAGATGAAAACTAAAGAGACTTGCATTTGTTCAGTTTGCAATAAGCAGTTCAAGAACATCACCGACCATATGTTGCACTATATGAAAGAACACGATGAGGGCTACAAGGAACACGCTGACAGGCGCAAGCGTTCTGTTACTTGTGTTTGCTTAAAGCAGATCAAGTCTGAAGATCTTGTTTGTGAGTGTGGTCGTAAGCATTGGTCAGTTAAGTAGTCAAAGTTCAAGAGGAGGACTTATGAAAAACAAATACGCAGGTCAGTGCGCTTACTGCAAGCAGGAAGTTTCTAAGGGCGAGGGCTTTTATGAAATGGGTCGCACCGTATGTTCGGAAACTGTGCGAGTTTGTGATTCGCTTACGCTAACACAAGTTTTGTGTTGCGAGCGCACAAGTGTTAAGTGGCAGGCGCATTTCAATTCTGATTCTTATAAGGCTCAGGTGCTTGCTGAGCGTGAAGCGTCACGCAAACGCCAGATGGAGTTTCGTGAACAACAGAAATCAGAGAAGAAAGATTTGCGTGACGCTGGCAAGTGTGATCGTTGTGGTGGTGCTGGTCACGCCGATATCTGGGTGGCGACTGGTTCGGTTTGCTACAAGTGCAACGGCACGGGGAAGGCATAGTGAAAGTTCGGAGGGCTTGGGCTGAAGTTCAGCCTCTCGCTGCTGATCTTGTTGCTCACTTTCAGGCACAGGGTTTGGTGTGCGAGGTGGGTGGTTCGTTTCGTAGGCAGGCAAAGATGGTGGGCGATCTTGACATTGTGGTTCAGGCTGATTCGCTTTCCGAGATTGTGTTGCCTGATATTTATTTTGATCGTCTAGGTGAGCAGGCTTCGCACGGCATAGTAGATCTTGGCGGTCAGCCTCTTGGTGTGGACATTTGGTGTGCCACGCCTTGCCAATGGGGTGCGTTCCTTTGGTATATCACAGGCAGTAAAGAATTAAATGTGATTATGCGTCAAAAGGCAAAGGCTCAGGGTTTAAAGTTGTCGCAATTCGGTTTGTTTGATAGCAAGGCGCAAATTGACGATGGTTCTGAGCGTGGTGTTTCTGATGCGCTTGGTATGAATTGGATTGACCCTATTGCCCGACAGAAGTTTGTGAAGGTTACACCTGATCAGGTTTTTGAGGTTGCTTCTAGTTCAGGCGATGGCTTCTATACGGTTTCGGTTACTGGTTCGCATTGGTCTTGTTCGTGTCCGCATAACACTTTTCGTAAAGTTGAGTGCAAACATATCAAGGAAGTTCGCACAATTAAGACGCTTGCTGCATAGTATTTGTGGCACAATAAGTATCCGATTAGATACGAGGCTTAGCATTTATGGGTGGCAAAGGTAGTGGAGGACACAACAGGAAACCTGTTGAACGCAAACGCCGTATCGGTAATCCTTCAGGGCGCAAATTGCCTGAGGTTGTGCCGATGGCTGAAATAACAACGATTACTTCAAGTCATATCCCAGAGCCGACACGCCCACTAGGTAAGCAGGGAATGAATCTCTGGAATCAGGTTTGGACTTCTGGTGCTGGTTGGTTGAAACAGAATATGGACACAGAACTTGTTTTGATGTTGTGTGAAGCAACTGAGGAACGAACACGATTGAGATATATGTTGAAAGAGAATCAAAGCCTTTGGCGTGAACGCCGTGCCCTTCGAGAAATAGATCGTCAAATCATTACACTCTTAGGGCAGATAGGATTTAGCCCGTCTGAGAGAGGATTATTGGGAACAGGTGAAACAACACAACACGACTTCAGCGACCTCGCAAAGCGTATTGCCGAAAAGCGTTCAGCCAGCCGATAAGTGGCGACCAGCGTTTTATACGCAACGCAAAAACAAGGCAACTGATGGTGACGAGATAATTAACTTCGCTGAAAAC